TCATGTTCCGGCTACCAGTCTGCGACCAAAAGTGTCTTGGTCAAACTCGCCACGGTTCATGCGTCGTGCCCACTCGTGATCTAGTTCCGATTCAGTCATCGTAAGTTCGCGTGGCTTGAAGTGAGCGCCCTCGGGCTTGCACGTTCCCCAAGCTGCACGCTCTAGGTTGCAGAACGTCGGCAGTACGTGCCCGCTGATGGGCGAGAACTGCGGCTTGCGGGTGCATTCGCTTGCTTCAACGTTGTCGGCGTTTTTCTTGTAGTGAGCGCAATTTTTGCAGAGGTTCATGGTTGTCTCCTGTTGTTGTCAATTAGTGAGGGTTTGCGTTGCAATTGAATTAAATAGCTTCAATGGTGTTGCCAGACTCCGTTGGTTCCCAGATCGACACGATGATGTGATCACGCGTGTCGCTGTACACCACGATGGGGGTGTCCAGTGCGATGTGATGCATATAAGACAGGTTCATTGTGTGTGGGCGGGTGTATATCACCGCGCCGGTGTACTGCTGACCGTGGTACACACCCTTAACGCGATCACCGACGTTAAATGGCTTTTGCTGGTTCATTTGTTTGCTCCTTTGTTGTTGTCAATTCGTGCTACAGGACGGACTTTACTTACCTAATTGCACATTGTCAACACTTGTTGCAAAGGAAAATTGTAAAGTATTCTTAACTAAATCCACACAGCTTGACAACATAGGTTTACATAGGTTACGCTTGTTTGCAAGTTAACTTACAGGAGGCGGTATGGACGTTAAGCAAGCAGAGGCGCATTTCGGTAGCCGTCGCAAACTAGCCGAGGCATTGGGCATTACGAGCCAGGCAGTAAGCCAATGGGTCAAGCGCAAGCAGATTCCCGAGGGCATAGCGTACAAGTTGGAGGTCATTACCGGCGGCGCTCTGAAGGTCAATCCTGCGGACTACGTGCCCATTGAGGAACTGGTCGCAGAGATCGTCCCACAGCAGTAGTTGACAAACAGAAAATAATTGTTTACTGTGTGTTTGTCCGAGAGAAAGATCGGGCGGCGTGTGGCAACGCTAAAGAGTGATGAAGAACCCTTTAGAAGGGGCTTCGGTTGTTTTTGGGTTTGTCACTCACCCACTTGCCACCGCAGCCGTAAGCCTCTTCTAGAGGGTTTTTCTTTTGGGCTACACCATGTTGGGCAATGAAAGCAACAGCGACATGAGTGGAAAGTGCTACTGGTGGCTAAGGTCTGCAACAGCACGCAGAGAGGTGGCGAAGATAGTGCCTCTGACCGAAAGACTGTCGCGTGTCGCGGCTCCGAAGAGCAGACTAAAGGGCGTACTGGCTAAGGCTACGTGCGCTCACCAAAGAGCAGATAGCAGTAACTACAAGGAGAAGGTATGACAGACAAAGAAGTAATGCTTGCTTACCTGTTACTGAAAGTTCGGCAAGAAGATTGGCACGGTGTAGCAGATGCAGCAATGGACATTAGAGAGATGGAGGCTAAAAAATGTTTGACGAGTTCTATTCAAAATACCCAAAAAAAGTAGCAAAAAAATGTTTGACATTGACTTAGGTGTTGTAAGGTTTTCTAAAATAGAAGATTTAAATTATATTATTTCTTTATCCAAGAAAGAAAATCGTAGCATTGGATTTATTCCAAAGATGGCTTATGAATCTGCGATTACAGGCATAAAAACCGGCGATAGATGGAGCAATGTTTGTAATGACAAATTATTTGTTATTGAATGCAACGGTGATTTAGTAGGATTTTGTTTGGCAAGTTTTGGAATACCAAACGCAATAACAAAATCAGGAAAAATTGCACAAATTTGTTTGCAAACAGATGCTAGAAAATTGTTAAGAGGAAGATTGCTGTTAGATACTGTTGTAGAGTACGGTAAAACGCAAGGCACAATGGCTTTTAGCGCAGGTTGTGCGGATGACCTTGAATCAAATTTATTTTGGCAACACATGGGATGGGTTTGTATTGCTAAACGAAATGGCATATCCCACAAAAACACATGGAAGCAAACAAGTAAGAGATTAATAAATATTTATCGGTATGACCCAAATGATTTTTTGTTGTGTTTGTTATAAAAGAAAATATAAAAAAATGGAGGCAAAAAAATGTTTGACGACTTCTACAGCAAGTACCCCAAAAAAGTAGCACGCAAGGATGCAGTCAAAGCATGGTCGCGCCTTACTGCCGAGCAGCAACAGAAAGCACTACAGGCGATTGATGACCATGTGCGGATGTGGGCGGCTGAAGGAAGGGACAAGCAATACATTCCACACCCTGCGTCTTGGTTGAATGGCGAACGCTTTGACGATGAAATTTCGATGCCTGAGAAAAAGGTAGTGGCATGGTGGACAAGCGATCAGCTTACGATGGAACACGGCAGGAAGGTCGGAGTACCGGCAAGACCGGGCGAGGATATGTTCCAGTATCGCCTGCGGTTACAGGCCGCGTAAGTTGGCGGGAAAGAGTAGCAACAGCGGTGCGCGTGCAGGGTATGACGCGAGAAGAACGGGCAGCAGCTATGCCCGAATCAGCCGAGATCGTGAGGGCTTTTTCTGCTGAGTTTCAAGTAGTAGAAGTGAGGGCACATGAAAACAACCTTTTCTATGAATGGATAAAAAAATGATGTTAGATAAATGGTTTCCCAACTTGCAGTTTCCGCGTGTACGCAACACCGATCCCGACACCAGCCATGCCGCAGCGGATCAGGCAGCAGAACTAGCCACTAAGCACCATGGCATCATCCTGCAAGCGCTACACCTTCCCGGCACGATCTATGACATAGCTGCCCGCACAGACCTAGATCACAACGCAGTCGCTCGAAGGATGAGCGAACTAGAACGGCTGGACTTGGCTTACCCCGATGGCAAAAAGAAAGGCGCGTCAGGCCGTATGTGCCGCGTATGGGTGCGTAAATGAGCATTGAAACAATGAAACAGGTGCTGGAGGTGCTGAACAACAACCGGCGAAAACACTACTCCTGTGAAGATAGCTGGTATTCATGCCCAAAAGATAAGGATGGGTGTGCTAATGACCAAGCGGGAGATGATTGCACTTGCGGTGCAGACAAATCCAATGTAGAGATTGATTCGGCCATCGCTGCCCTGCAAGAAGCCATCGCAGAGGCAGAGAAGCAAGAGCCTGATGAACTTACCATTGCCTACATGACTGGTTTTTTTAATGGTAAGAAAAAGCGCGAATGGGTTGGGCTGACGGATGAAGAAAAGCACGATTGTTACTTACGAATAGACGTTTGGAGTCGATGCGTCGAAATGGTTGAAAACAAGCTGCGGAAGAAAAACGGATGCTAGTCAGACTACTTGAACCCGATCCGATCCTGCTTGATGACCCTGTGCGCCCAAAGATCAGCCCGCACAAAAAAGTTAGCCCGTTTAGTCGTGTTTATATGTGGCTTGAGGAACAGCGCATAGGTGCAATCGTTTGCTGTTCGTACAGGCTCAACATCCCAAAAACTGAGCGTGAATTATTGCAAGTTGAAAACTACAACCAAGATGGCATGAAAGTTATCTTGTATTCAATTTGGAGTTACGAAAAAGGTTGTGGGCAGAAACTTGTGCAAGCCGTTCTTGCAAGGTATCGGGAAGATAAAGTTATTACGATGTCACCCAAAACGGACATGGCGCGAGACTTCCATCTACGCAATGGCGCAAAGGTGCTTCAAGTCAACAGAACAACAATTAACTATGAATACTAAGCGCACCGTTGAACAAAACGCGGCGCAATGGCGAATCCTCAAGGCTTGGTCAAAACAGAAAGAATGGCTGATAAACGGTCAAAAGACGTTCCTGCACGAAAACGACTGGAAGGACATACTCACAGCTACTTACGAGGGCGAAGTCGCTCCTAGACTCGCTCCGGGGCTTTATGGGGGCATTGTGATGTTAGGCAGACGAACCAGCGAATACGAACGAGAAAAGTTTAGCGAATGGCTAGACTGGCTGAATCATGCTTCGGTTGCGTTAGGGGTAGACGTTGACAAAACTTGAGCAAGAGTGGCACGCCAAGGTCAGAGACTTGGGCTGCATTGTGTGCAGGCTTTTCCACGAAACCCGATCCGATGGCGATATCCACCACGTTCTGAGTGGCAGCAAGCGCAAGGGTGAAATGTTTGTGATATGCCTGTGCCCGACCCATCACAGAAGTGGACGCAATACGCCGGAATATGTGAGCCGACACCCTTGGCGCAAGGCTTTCGAGCAAAGATACGGGACAGAGCAAGAATTGTTACAACAGACGAAAGATTTGTTGAATGCGTAGAGCAGCGAAAGTCGATAGTAACCATGCCCTAATCGTCGAGCATTTCCGGTCGCGAGGCTGTTCGGTGTTATCCCTAGCCGCAATGGGCAAAGGTGTGCCTGATCTGTTAGTGGCAAAGCAAGGTGTCACTTGGTTGGTCGAGGTCAAGCAACCTAAAGGGAAACAAAACTTACTACAGGAAGAATGGGCAGAGAAGTGGACTGGCTGTTGGTCTGTAGTAAGAGATGAAGCCGGAGTAGAAAATCTAGTGCTAGTCATGCAGAACCAAGCTGTTAGAATGGCAGAGACAGATTTAAAGTTTTCTGCTAGGGTATAGCCTGTGCCGCCTCCCCTCCTTCCGGCGGTTTATCGAGGTTGGTGTTGCAGGCGCTATTCTGCCTCGATTTTTTTGGGTGAGTTATGGATAAAGATGTAGCCGACTTTGTTCTGGTGCTCCTGCACAGCGGGACGAATGCTCATCTTATGCACCTTGCCGCCGAAGGGCCGGGCAGCTATGCCAAGCACGTCGCGCTAGGCGAATACTACAAAGAGATCATCGAAACGACCGATCAGTTTGCCGAGGCGTATCAGGGCAAGTATGGTCGCATCAAAGGCTACGGCGAGGATTATCACGTAGCAACCGATGCTATGCAGTATCTGACTGCAATGAAAGACTTTGTGGGCGAGGCCCGAGAGTTGTTGCCGCAAGATAGTGAACTTCAGAACATCGTTGACGAAATTGCTGATCTTATCAATACCACGTTGTACAAACTCACTCTGTCATAGGGGAATCACATGAAATACGGAACTTCCGCAAAAGCACCCGCAGGCGTTGCTAAAGCTGATGCAAGTGGCGAGCGCAAAGAAGCGATGCGCGGTGGCGTAGCGATGGGCAAAGAAGATGCTATCGGCGCAGACAAGAAGTTTGATACGGGTCGCACTGCTGGCGTTTGCTACACGCATTCGCGTACCGAATACAAGCAGAAGTAAGCGAATCCCTGAGACTCTTGACAGTCTCAGAGATTCTAACCACGCAATGAAGGAGCATTGAATGGCTGTATACAACTGTAGCACTTGCACGTACTTTTTGTCAGGCAATGAGGTGATGGGGCAATGCCGTCGTTATCCTCAAAGCTACAACAAGCACCGCGTCGAGTGGTGTGGCGAATGGTGGGGGCAAGAGGAAAAGCGCAAGCCGGGTCGCCCGCGTAAGGTCGAACCGACGTTAGAGGTGGTTGTATGAAATTCCGACCACTGCAAGACAAAATTTTAGTATTGCCCGAGGCACGCATTAAGTCAGACGTGATTCAGGTGATGGATAACGAAGCCGACAGCCGTGGAACTGTAGTGGCTGTAGGTAGTGGACAAAAGTACGATAACGGCAAGCAAGACCCGATGCCGTTAAAGGTGGGCGACAAGGTGTTTTTCGGCACGTATGGGAAGTCTAGTGCCAACGATTACCTGCGTTATTCGGAATATTTTGAAGATGACGTGCGATACCTTTTGATGTCTTGGAAGGATGTCGCATTCGTAGAAGAAACTTAACGAAAGGATTTCACCATGAGCAATTCCGTCGCAACTGGTGTGGCTTACCAAGACCCCGAATTTACGACCTGTTACGCCTCCGCAGAGATTGGTTATTCTGCTGCTGGACAAGGTACGGTTACTCAAGCAACCGACAAAAGCACTGGCGTTACGCTGAACAAGTCTGCCGGTCGCATCACGATGAACAACGCTGCGCTGGCTGGTGCTACCGCTGTGTCGTTCATTCTGACCAATAGCAGCATTTCCATCAATGACACCATCATCGTGTGCGTTTCTAGTAACACCACTGGTAGCGCTTTGGGTGCTTACACCACTTACGTTTCGTACTTGGCTGCTGGTTCGGCTCTGATTACGCTGCGTAACCTGACTGCCTCGACTTCGTACAGCGAAGCAGTCATCATCAATTTTGCAATCATTCACGGCGCAAGCTAATGCTAAAAAAGTCCACTAGCAAGGCTGCTTTGCAGAAAAACATCAAGACGGAGATTGCCGCTGGCAAGCCGCCCAAGCAGGCGGTAGCGATTGCTTACTCCGTCAAGAAGGCGGCAAAGAAAAAATGACCGCTGCGTGGACTAAGAAAGCTGGCAAAAACCCTGCTGGCGGGCTGAATGCAAAGGGGCGGGCAAGTTACCACGCTGAGACTGGGGGAACGCTAAAGCCTCCCGTCAAGGCTGGCGACAATCCGCGCAGAGCGTCATTCTTAGCCCGGATGGGCAATATGCCCGGCCCGATGGAAAAGGAAGGCAAGCCGACTCGATTGGCGCTGTCCTTGAAGGCATGGGGTGCAAGCAGTAAGGAAGATGCCAAGGCTAAAGCCAAAGCCATCTCGAAACGTAATAAAACTTAATCATGCCAAGAATTGCTGACGCTGTAGAGCCAGTCGAGACAACGGGAACGCCGATTTCCTCGATGGCGCAGCTTCTTAATTCTAATTTGGCTCGGCAGGGCGCTAAAGGTCGCAGGCGTATTGCGGCAGCGGTAGAGCCGTCATGGTCAGGCGAGGAACTGTCGATGGAAGGCAGGGCGACATTCTTGCCATTTCGCGACACAATGCCCGGCTCGGTAATGAACAAGCGCGAGTTAGCCTTGCCCGGCGTAGTGGCAGGTGCAGTCAACGCAATCACAGCGCCCGCCCGATCAATGGAAACTTATGTGGACGATTATGGCAACGTTCAATACAAGTTTAACGCTCCCCAAGAAGCTGCAAACATAGCCTTGAACATGATGGGCGGCGGCATGAGTGCATCACGCAATGCGCCTGCCGGTGCGTTGGGCATGAACATTGGCCCGAAGAAACAAGCGTTAATTGATGCAGGTTACTATCATCCGATTGGTGGCGGCAAAAAATTAGAAGTGCCGATCTCAGAAATGCTGTTTACGGCACAGCCAAACACGCCAAAAGTTGCAAGAGCCATTATTTCCCCTGAGTCTATGCAGGGCAGCACAATCATTCCCGCGGTTGGAGACAGAACCGCGGCAGGAATGCTGCTGACTGATATTGGTGGCAAACCATTGAACAGTCCGGTGCAGCTTGAGGGCGGCGCAGACTTTATGCGTACTCATGCGCCTTACGGGGCAGCATGGGCATCCGATAAGGGTGTAATCACCGCGCTATCGAAAAAAGTGCGAGAGGCTGGCGAAAGGGGCGATGTATATATGCCTCACGTTGCTATGTCTCACACTAGCGGCGACTTTTCAAACATGATGGCAGATGCGTTGCTTGAGCAAATGCGTGCAACAAATATTTCCAAGACTGCCAAACTAGAATTTGACCGTTCGATGCGAAAAGTGCGTCCCGAATGGAAAGGCATCGACAATCCCGAAACACTTGCCGACATGAAAAGTAATGGCGCAATTAGGACTGCGTTTGTTGCCGAAGCTAACTTAGACAAATACGCAAACAGAGGTTTTCCAAGCATAGCCCGCACGCGGGTGGCTATCACCGACCCTAACTTGATGGATGTGCCAATGCACTCAACGGGCTACACGGTGGCAAAAATGAACCCCGAAGGATTGGTTATTGACCAGCCTCAAGCACCGCATGGCAGCTATTCGCATCAACTTGGCGGCACATATGCTGGCGGCTTTGAAAAGCCAATCCCGCGAGATATCATGTTTCCTGACTTTTACGCCAAACGCCGAGCAATGGGCGCAGATGTAGCGGGCGACATGAGATCATTCCAACTGAGTAACCCGGTGCAAATAGGAAACCAACAATGGCTTGACGGACTTATGAGATATCTACAGGGTCGCTGATCTTGAGCGCGTGCCGAAGCTGTCGATAAACAAGAAGTAACCTTTTTTCAGTTTCCTCAGAAAATTCTTTAGGCTCGGGTTGTTCGCTTTCAATAGCTAAATGAATGTAAGTGACCAAATGCTCAAAAATGATTTCGTTTTCTTCCATTTTTAACTCCTTGTAAACGTTGTTGATCATACCATTGAACACACAAATATTGACAAGAAAACTTAACTAGATCAAGACTATGGAAATTGAGACAAAAGGACGTGGAGCGCCGTTAGGCAATCAAAATGCTGCAAGGCAGAGATTGTTCTATGACAAGCTACGCAAAATCCTCATTCAAGAGCCGCATAGGTTGCATTCTATCGCTGAGAAGCTGATTTCCGAGGCTGAAAACGGCGAATCTTGGGCGATTAAGGAGATTATTGACCGAGTGGACGGCAAGGCTCTGCAAGCGCTTGAGAATGCCGACGGCTCGCCTTTGTTGTCCGGCATCGTGGTTTCGTTCGTCAAGCCCGAATGACGGATGTCGCTGAAGCGATAAGCAGGGCACAGTTCCCGGCAAAGCTGGAATGCCTGTTCAAGCCTGAGAAAAGCCGCTACCGCATCCTGTGGGGCGGGCGAGGCGGTGCTAAGTCTTGGGGCATAGCGAGAGCGCTGCTGATCCTTGGCGCTAGGAAGCCGCTGCGTATCCTGTGTGCTCGTGAGTTTCAGACTAGCTTGAAGGATTCCGTCCACAAACTGCTGTGCGATCAGATTGAAAGCCTCGGCCTGATGGGGTTTTATGAGATCACCCAAGCCAGTATTCGGGCGCAGAACGGCACAGAGTTCTTCTTCTCCGGCTTAAAGAACAATGTAACAAACATTAAGTCGTTTGAGGGCGTAGATATCTGCTGGGTGGAAGAAGCCGCCAACGTCAGCAAACTTTCGTGGAACGTCCTGATCCCGACCATCCGCAAGGAAGGCTCGGAGATATGGATCAGCTTTAACCCTGAGTTAGAGACAGACGAGACTTACCAGCGCTTCGTAGTCAAGCCGCCGAACGACTCGATAGTCACCAAGATCAACTGGAGCGATAACCCGTGGTTTCCCGAAACCCTAAACCTTGAGCGCGAATCCCTCAAGAACCGGGACATGGATTCCTACAATACGGTGTGGGAAGGTGTCTGTAGGCAGACGGTAGACGGGGCGATCTTTGCCCGCGAGATGCAAATGGCTGAACTCCAGCAGCGCATCACAAATGTTGTCTATGACCCTGCAAAGCCTGTTCATGCGGTGTTTGATCTTGGCTGGTCAGACAGCACCGCGATATGGTTTTTGCAGTACGTGGGCATGGAAACCCGTCTGCTGCGGTACTTTGAGGATAGTCAGCAGACAATCAGCTACTACCTAGCCAAGATGCAGACGTTCGGTTATGTGTACGACACGCTTTGGCTACCGCATGACGCTGAAAACAAAACTTTAGCCGCTAACGGTAAGAGCATCGAGGAGATAGTCCGAGGCGCAGGGTACAAGACACAAATCTTACCGCGTGTGCCGATTGTGGACAGCATCAACGCTGCCCGGACGATCTTCCCTGCCTGTTGGTTTGACCGCGAGAACACCAAGGAAGGCATCGACTGCTTGCGGCACTATCGGTACGAAGTCGATCCGAACACCGGGCAGTTTAGTAAACAACCGTTACACGATCATTACTCACACGGCGCGGATGCCTTTAGATACATCGCGTTGATGGTCAAAGAGCCACGCCGCGCAAAGCCGCAGCAAAATACCTTTGTTGTAGGCGCGAACTGGATGGGATAGACTAAGCCATGCCTTATCAAGAAGATGACCCAAGAATAGATGCCGCGATGAAGTTTTTGCGGCTGGCCTCTGATGCCGATTCAAACAATCGGATGGAGGCTCTTGAAGATTTGAAGTTTGCAGCAGGCGATCAATGGCCTGTTGAAATTCAGAACAGTCGCAACCTTGAGGCGCGACCTTGCCTGACGATTAACAAAGTCGACAGCTATGTGCGGCAGGTTACAAACCAGCAGCGGCAGCAACGCCCACGCATCAAGGTTCATCCCGTCAACAACGAAGCTGACCTAAAGATAGCCAAGACGTTAGAAGGCATCACGCGGCATATCGAGGTCAACTCTAATGCTGATACTGCCTATGACAACGCTTTCGATTACGCGGTCAGGATGGGATGGGGCTACTGGCGAGTAGAGACTGATTACGTGCGGGAAGATTCGTTCGATCAGGAAATCTATATTCGTCCGATCCATAACCCGTTTACCGTTTACTTCGATCCGAACTCTGTCGAGCCGGATGGTTCAGATGCCGAGCAATGCTTGGTGACTGAGGTCAT